TCCTTGACGATGGGTAGGGGTACCCAGAAACCCGTACCGGAGTGTATGCCGGTGCGGGTTGAGTGGATAGCAGCCGACCCTCCACGTGGGTCCACTCGGACACGTTCGGCATCCAGCTGTAGCGTGACTAATACGGATTGTGCAAATCAGGATCTTTGAGCATGGGAGTCGCCTTCGTACGGACATGGTTGTCCCTATCTTGGAAGCCAGCATCAATTCGGTCCGACACGGTATCTGGGTTTATGGGCCCCATTCCATAACTCGGAGGGTTGCTCCCTAACTATGAAAGCCATTTACGGCGCCTATTGGATAAGTGGCCCGGGCCTCTTGTGCTATGATGGAGTACTTGGTGTGTAATACGCTACTCCTCACTGAGTGGCAAGGGTGGTGCCCCTGGTGTCCGACCCTGGAACCTTTGGTACCTCTCGCCCTCGCCCGGGGCGCGCCTAACCATGGCCAGCCTTCCTTAGACCAGTCTTCTCGGGTTGGTGAATGATGGTCGGATAGGGCTGGGGTCACTATGCCACCGTTGCCAGCGGTGGTACATACCCTATGCTCGTTAGTCGTAAAGCTGCGAAATACTGCCCGCTGAGTCGTACTGTCTGCGTGCCTCCCACCTCTGATATAATAATAAACTAATGAACACCACTATGTCTAAATCCGGTACTATGCCGGTGAGCCCCATTAACACTGGGACTCAGTTCGTCCTCCCAAAGGCGGACTTTCTTGGGATACCATCCATTGTGAGACACTTAGTGGACACTTCATTGCCTATCTCAGATCGTGCGAAGGTGCTTCATGGTCTCGTCCCTCTCCCTGTTCGCTCTAAGGTCCTTGCCGCTGCCACTGCCCGTGACGATGTGAGCGTAACGAACTCACAGGTCGCGCGAATCTCTTGGGTGCTCTCCACTCTTTCCATGCTCTACCCAGCAGTCGCTCCCGACGTTCCCACATTAAATGGGAAGACTCTTGATGAGGCTAATGGTGCTTTGTCAATGGTAATTAACATCGCCCCGGACGTTGCAGAGCTGGTGCTAGTGATCAAGCATTATCTGTCATGGGTGTTACAAACTACGGAGGAGCTGGCGGCTATAGGTATACTTCCGCCTGAGATACCAGGTGTACTTAGTATCCTAGGCGCGATACGTGATCTCAATCGTACGTACGCGCGCAGTGTATCAGACGCTGACTTCCGACGTACTGCCGGCCCGGACGCCTGGGCTAAGGCTGCTTCCGCTCATGACCTAGCTGTTTCGCGTCTTCACACGGGACTTACGACTGTTGTCAGCCTTTCTCTATCTGACGTACCCGCCGCCTATCTGCGGCGACGTTTACCTAAGGAGGGTTCACTCCTGTCGCCTGAACACCGTAGGGCAGCGCTCACCGCGCTCAAGAGTGAACTGGTGCCTCTAGCCCGTGCGGCAGATGCCGCCAGCCGTCCATTCTCTTTAAAGGTCTATTTCGCTACAGCTGGGTAACGCGTACGAGCTGGTTTCAAGGGATGTCTACATTTCTACTTTATATTATACACCGACCAACGATGCTTAACTCCCCTCTTCACATGCATGATGGGATTATAAAACATTCTCTCGCGTCCCAAGTGCGTGTGGAGCCGGTGGGTGAAGCTAAGACTGGTAAATCTGCTCACGTGCCCATGTCCGCACTGGGACACTTCGGCGTCGTGCGTGTGGAAGGGGTGCTGCCCCCCCAAAGTAGGGGCGACTTATGGAAGCACCCAGAGCGTCTCCTAGACGAGCATTCACTTCTTCCACTTACTAAAGTTTGCAGGTTTCTCAGGACAGTCCCGTTTAAGGTTGGGTCGATTCCCCCCAAGGTTGTTAAGTGTCCCAAGTCCATCTGGATGTGGTGGAATTCAGATTGGGCCCCGAAAGCGATCAAGGATCTACCCGACCCTAGGGACTACTGCATGGCTAACGGCTCATGGGAGCATAATCACAAAATTCTCTCCTCTACTGCCAAAGGTACTTCACACAAAGCTGATGTAAATAGTCTAAGCCATGTCCTACGTTGGGTCGAACACCTAAATATGCCTCACATGCATATTCCTACTCTCTGCGACCTACGGCACGTTAATATATCTGGTGACACTTTTCCCGGATTTATGACGGCGTATGTATCACGTATGTTCAGAGGTAGGCAGGCACCAACCAAAGCCAGCATGCTAACTGCTGCTACCACCGTCGCAGAGTCAGTGTGGATGGACATCATAAGGGGGGTGACACTCGACCACTCCTTATGGGCCTGCGGTGGACGGGCGAAGCTAAACAAACTGGGTGCGGCCATCACCGACTGGAAGGAGCTGAAGGCCAGGTTGATACTGATGCCCGAGCTTCCACAACAGATGGTCCAGATGGTATGGTCTCAGCTGTGGACCAGGGAAATGGCGACACGTTCGACACCCCTAGCATATGGTCTAAAGTCTACCCATGGTGGGTGGGAGCGCTTGTTTGCAGACTTCAAGCACTGTCACTCAATACTGGAAGGTGACTTCTCAGCTTTCGATACACGTGTCAGTGAGGCACACATGGTCACTGCATTCAGGTTATTACGTATGTGTTGGCCTGCCAGTGAGGTGGTGGATCGATTCTTCGTCTTCTTCATGTCGTCCTTTATCCATAAGTCGGTCTTGACGCCCGGAGGCTACGTCTATCGCCTGTCTCATGGAGTCCCGTCCGGGTCGTGTTGGACCTCGATCATCGATTCCCTCGTAAATTGGGTCGTCTGGATAGACACCGTGAGAAATTACCCAGCCTTTAGGCGCGCCAAACTGGGGCCTTCTGACGTAGTGCTTAGGATTGGGGGCGACGACTTCTTGTTAGGTTTCAAGAAGCCAGTAGAGTTCTCGGTTAGCGATCTCCGCTACTGGGTACGCCGACGTCATGGAATGACGTTGGACGATACTACTGCTATACGTAAGTTCACCTCACCAAACGAGAATGAGTGTGCCTCATTCTACAAGGTTATCTTACATAATGGCGTACCTAACATACGTACACTTGACCTGTATAAACAAATTGTTGTGCCAGAAACATCGTTAGTGCCGTCGTTTGACCTATGCAAATACATAATTAGTAGAGCACAGTCACCCCCCGGATGTGTGACCACAGTGGAGGTATTAGCATCACTCTGTGCTTTCCTCGACTTAATGTTTAACCGGGTCCTCCTAAACGCCCCTCAATACTATCCAGTCCTACACGTCTTCGATCGTACCTGGGACTACCCAGATGACTTAGGCCGTCTCCTCCACAAGCTTGAGATTGAGCGGCCAGATCCGAGCTTCGTGACGAGCCAGTTAGCGCGCTTCCAGTCGTGGATAGCGTCGAGGTGGTCTGAGTTGTATATGATCGAAGTAGAGCTCCACCCAGCGGACGCCGCTCCGAAGTGTTCTCCACACAAACTCCGTGTAGCAGGCGGAATGAAGATGTCCCCTTCCCACTACCAGGCCGTACGCGCACTCCGCGCCGCCAC